GGTTGCAAGACCTAGCGCAAAAAAACGGAGCCAGCCCAAAACCCATCTTTCCGCTGAAAACGCAAACGGATAGCGCCAAGCTGACGCAGGAGCAGCTTGCGCGGGCGCTCGGCACGACGACGCGGACGCTGCGCGAGTGGGCGAAGCGGGACGACTACCCGGCGGCCGCGAGCGTCGAGGATCTGGTCGCGTGGCGCGACGCGGCCGGACTGGGCAAAATCAAGGACGGCAGCATCAACGGACTGAAGGCCGAGCTGATGCGCCGCGACATCGCGCTGCGCGATCTCAAGCTCCAGCGCGAACGCGCCGAGGTCGTCGAGCGCGAGACGGTGCGCGAGATGCTGCGCCTGCTCGGCACGAAGCTCGACTTGCTCCTGCGGCTCAAGCTCGAGGTCGAGCTCGGTCCGCGGGTTGCGGGCAAGTCTGCCGCGGAGGCGAACGTCGAAGGCGCGCTGATCCTCGACGAGATCCGGGAGGTCGTGAACGGGAACCTCGCGCGCTTCGAGGCGGACGCGATCAAGGCTACGGTGGCCGCGGAGTAGGAGTGGAAAGCGGGCTGGGGTTTTCCACAAAATAGTTCTCGCTATCCTGAGCGGGTTGGGTTTTGGTCTGTCTCGTAATAACAATAACCTAAATTAAATCACGATGACCTCCACCATCCTCACCGCCGACCGCTACATCGCCATCCGCTTCAACGACGGCTCCCTTTCGCTCAAGGGTATCGTCCGCATTCTGACCAAGGACGGCCTGATCCACCCGGCCCGCTGGAACGCCGCCAACCGCCGCCTCGAGTCCTGCTCGATCAACTTGGCGCCGGTTGCGCTGCCGATGTACAGCAAGAGCGGCAAGATCGAGGCGAAGCTCGCCGCCGCCGGAATCAACTTCGCGTGGCTCACGCTCGACGAGGCCAAGGAGCTCGCGAGCTAAGGGTCGAGGTCTCATCGAGCCGCCTACGGGCGGCTCCATTGAGCCCTTATCCTATGACCTCGCCAACACCCGACCAAATCCTCGCCGTGCTGCGCCACCTCGGCCAGCGCGGCGGGCGCGCGCGTACCGCGGCGAAAGCGGAGGCGGCGCGGCTGAACGGCCGCAAGGGCGGACGGCCTAAGAAGGCGAAACCGGATGCCTGACGCGGCCGACCTCCTCGCGGATCTGCGCCTGCCTCGGCCGGACCGCGCGCCAATTTACGATTGGGCGCGGCGGCACGTGCAGCTGCCGGAGAGCTACGCGACGCCCGGCCCGTTCAACGTGCGCCTGAGCCCGTGGCTCGTGCCGATCTTCGACGCGCTCCAAAACCCGCTCGTGCGGCGCGTGCACTTCCGCAAGGCGGTGCAAGTTGGCGGCACGCTCGTCGCGGATGTCTGGCTCCCGTGGATTATCGCCAACGATCCCGGCCCGATCTCGTGGACGATGCAGACCGACGAGATGGTCGAGAAGCACGCGAAGACTCGGCTCTGGCCGCTGCTCGAGCGCTGCCGCCCGGTGGCGCAGATGTTGCCGAAGCCCGGCCCGCACCGGACGACGACCGAGATTTACTTTGGCGGCTTCTTCCTGACGCTCAACGCCGCCAACCTTTCGACGCAGCAGAGCCAGTCGATCCGCTACAAGATCAACGACGAGTTGTGGCTCCCGAGGTGGCAGGAGATCTACGGGCACGCCGTCGCGCGCGTGTCCAAGTTCGAGGAGGTTGGGCGGTCGAAGATTTACAACAGCAGCCAAGCGCCTGTGATGGACGCCGAGACCGGCAACGTCGAGGACGCCAGCTTCCGCGGCGGCGATCAATGCGAGTGGCTGGCCGAGTGCCCGGCCTGCCGGAAGCTGCACCCGGTCACGTTCTCGCAGGTCAACGACGCGAAGGAGCGGGGCGGCGTCGTCTGGAACAAGGACGCGCGCCGCGACGACGACACGTGGGACATTGCCCGCGTCGTGGAGACCGTGCGCTTTCGCTGCATCTCCTGCGGCCACGAGTCGCCGGACAACGACGCGACCCGCGCTGGCTGGGCGAAGACGGGCCGGTACGTGCCCGAGAATCCGAAGGCTCCGCGTGAGTTTCGCAGCTTTCGCATCGAGGCGCTGGTCACTCGGCCGATGCGGCTCCTCGTGGAGGAGTGGGCGCAGGCCGAGAACACGTGGGTTCGCACCGGGGACGAGCAGGCGAAGATTGAGTTTCGCACGAAGCGCGAGGCGCGGCCGTGGATCGTCGAGCGGAAGAGCGTCAACCTCCTCGTCAAGGACAGCGGCTACAAGCTTGCCGACCACGCGGACGGCCAGCCGATCCCCGACGAGGCGATCCGGTTCCTCGCCATCGACCGGCAGCAAGACCACTGGTGGTGCGAGGTCGGCGCGTTCTCGACGGCACAGGGTCCGCGCTATCGGCAGCTATGGTTCGGACGCATCGACACGCGGGACCAGCTGCGGCAGTTGCAGCAGCGGTACAAGGTCGCCGACGCCTGCGTCGCGCAGGACCGCGGCTACCGCCCGGCGGACGTTGACCGCGATTGCGCCGAGTTCGGCTGGCGCTCGATGCGCGGATACGGTCGGAGGACGTGGACGATGCGGGACGAGGCCAGCGGCCAGATGATCAACTTCCCGTTCAGCGACCCGCAAGTCAGCGACTACCGCGGCGGGGACGTTTACTTTTATAACTGGAGCGGCGATTACTTCAAAGACCTTCTCGCGGCGGCGCTTGAGGGCAAAGGCGATCTGCGCTGGGAGATGCCGTCCGACGTAAACCCGCTTTACCTCGAGCACCTCAAGGGCGAGTCGAAGGTCGAGGTCCGCACGGGCGTCTGGGAGTGGCGCGAGGTACGAAGCAACGCGCCGAACCACGGCCTTGATACAAGCGCGATGCTCCTTTGTATGGCGACCATCGCAGGCGTCATCCGGTACGCGGCGCCGAAGCCGTAGCAGGGCAGGCCGTCAAAACGCATTTGACGGGCGCCGCTTCTTTATGGCGGCTGACAATCCGTTTCTCGACGTTGACGCGGCGACCCTTGGCGTGCTGAAGACCAAGGTCTTGGACGCGATTCAAGCGTGCCTCCTCAACACGTCGTACTCGCTCAACGGCAAGTCGGTCACCCGCGCCGATCTGAACACGCTGAACCAGATGCTCGGCAACATCGTGGACGCCATCGAGTACCAGCAGGGCAACACGACCGACACGACGTTTGTCAGCTTTACCGGCAATTGACAATGCACACCTTCGACCCGGCCAGAGTCATCGCGCAGCGTCCGTGGTTTGAGCGCGCGCTCGAGGTCGTCGCTCCCGGCGCCGCGCTGCGTCGGATGCAGGCTCGGGTCGAGGCTGCGCTGTTCAGCTACAACGCCGCGCAGACGAACCGGCTTTACGCGCCGATGCAGTACGGCCAGCCGAGCGAGTCCTCGCAGACCGTGCGCGAGCGCGTGGTGATGATGTGGGAAAGTCGCAACCTCGTCGAGAATTGCCCCGAGGTGAAGGAGATCAGCCGCAAGTTCGGCAACTACCTCACGCCGACCGAGTACTCGCCGAGCACGGGCGACCGCGATTACAATCGCCTCGTCAGCGACTACTTCCACGACTGGTGCAAGACTGCCGACGCAACCGGGCGCAACTCGTTCCGCAAGTTGGTGCAGGTCGCTGCGGAGAATCGCCCCGTTGACGGCGACTGCGGCTTTGTCATCCGCCGCGTCGGCGAGGGGCTCAAGGTTCAGTTGATCCCGGCGACCCGCATCGGCAACCCGAACGATCAAGGCGGCAACTCCGAGAACTACTTCGAGGGCGTGATCGTCGATGACTTCGGCGTGCCTGTCGCCTACCGGATCTACCGCGTGACGCGCGAGGGCGTTTACTTCGGCGCTGAGGACGTACCGGCGGGCAACTTCTGCCACTACTTCGACCCGTTCCGCGTTGACCAGTACCGCGGCGTGACCGACTTTCACGCGGCGATCCAGACGGCGCGGATGCTGCACGAGATCCTGCAAGCGGAGAAGGCGGGCGTCCGCTTTGCCTCGCAGCAGGCGGCGCTTGTCTTCACGGACCGCGGCACCGCGAACGCGCGCAACTTGTTCACGCCGACGCCGAGCGCGACGCTGCCGAACGGACAGCAGCCGAAGAACGAGTTGAGCGAGGTCGGGATGATCAAGTACCTCGGCCAAGCGGACCGCGT